GAGACTTAATCGCTATCAGACTTGAGAATCTGATGCCCGCGATACGTCCACTCACTTCGGTGAGTCTAGCCTGCTGCCCTGCAGCTAGGTCTCTCAGAGAAGCTTTGAAAGATGCAGTTGTGATCGTCTGCCTGGAGTTTAACCTCCCGGGCGATCGTTCCCCCCCCAAGGGGGAGGACTGCGTTTCCATCAAAGAGTGGTGGGATGGAGAGAAGGCATCCGTTTTGTCTCTCGTAAAGGGTGTGAGGAGGAAGTATCGTGCTTCCTCAGTGCTGAAGAGCTGTAATAGGCTTTTTGACGCGCCTTGCAAGCCTTGCGACAAAGCGGCTGCTTCCCGTGCTAGAGAGGATTGGTATCTGGTAACAGGGTCCGATCGCTCTTCTGGTGTCAGACTGCCCACGCAGTGGTCTGACGACCCGATTCGATTGTTGAAGCAGGCTGTGCGAGAGCTTGTTGGCGTCAATTGGGCCAAGGGAATAGAGAGGGGCGAGGCGATCCCTGATCAACAAGGGTGCCTCGAAAATTCAAGGTTGACTGGCGGTACATTCGGGGTTGGATACGCGGAGGGTCTTGCGAGCCCTGCCAACCATGTACGCGTCGGTGTTGCGAAGACAAAGGGTAAGCATCGTGTGGTTACGATGCAGGGGGCACGCGTAAAGCGTGTTCTCTCCCCTGTTCACGACGCACTTTACAGTGAGCTGTCCCACTCCGGGTGGCTCGTAAAGGGTGAACTTACCAAATCGCATCTTCTTCCTGTCGTTAGCGACATTCGCAAGGGGGAGGTCTACGTTTCGGGTGATTACAAATCCGCGACGGACAATATTCACCTTCCTGCTGTGATTGCGATTGTCGAGGTTCTATGCGAATCGGTGCATTTGAACGACGATGAGAAGACAACTTTGATGGCGAGTTTTACTAACTTGAAAAGAGTTAGTCGTTCGGGTAAGGAGTACCCTATTCTTCAAGGCTCTATGATGGGAAATTTGTGTTCATTTCCCGTCCTCTGCTTGCTGAATAAGGCGTGCCATGATATTACTCGAGACAGTTTGAAAACTCGCCGGAGGGGAGGAGAAGGCCGCATTGTGCGGATCAATGGTGATGACGTGGTTTGTTGTGGTGACCGTGCTTTCTTCCTGAGATGGAGAGAAGTCACTTCCCACTATGGCCTCATCATCAACGAACAGAAGACTGGGCAGTCTCGTAGATTCTTGGAGCTAAACTCTCGAGTCTACGATACCAAAGCTCACAGGTTTGTTGGGAAACCTGTCCTTTCTTTTCTTCGTCGATCCGACAGTGCGGGCGATTTGCTTTCGGAGGTCGTAAAGGGAGTGGCAACATTGTCACATCGCGTAGTTTGGTACGTGATCAATGTTGTCATGCGCCGTGAGATATCGTTGCGTGCGATAACTCCTGGCACCCTTCCGAAATGGGTGCTTACCGGACTCCTG